AACAATAGGAAAAAGAAGAAAAAAGGCAAAGTATTTTTACCCCCCCACAGAGGGGGTAGCGGGCGGGGCCGCCTCGATTTTTTACCCAGCGCGGCTAGCCCTATCCGGCTACCCAAGCGTGCAAGTTTTCCTTAGTCCACTTACGTGGTACACCCATAGCGTTGCCGTCACTAGGACAACCGCAATCAATCCACACCCTTGCCATTGTGTGCATGTCAACCAATGACGTATATGGTGATACGTTGAATATCATTGGCGTAGCACCACCACCAAAATAATTGATGACGGTACACATTTTCTTAACAACAGCGATGTCGCCATTGTAATCGTATTCAGTAATCTTATCAATCAAGATACGACGGCTGTTGTATACTACGTTAAGGATATTTGTTTCAGTTGTCTTCATTGTGTTACTCTCTTTCGTTGAGTTGTTTAGTATGTCTTTATTATATACTATGTTTGCCATTTTGTCAATAGCAATCGTTAATTAATTATATCTTTTTAGCAAGTATTTTTTATCGTTACTATTAGCGATTGGACTAATTACATTTAGCTTATCGCCTATGTTTAACTTAGTATGTGATGCGTGAATAGTATACCGAACACCTTGCAATCGTTCAACTAAGTAGCGATTGTGAACACCGTTGAATCTTAATTCTTTTTTTACTGTAAACATTTTATCCTCTTTCGTTTAATGTCTTAACTTGTTATGTTCTTATTATATAATATATATCGGCACTTGTCAAGGGTAAACTTAACTTTATTTATAAAAAAAGACAATAAATATATTATTCGTAGTCGCTCGCGCCGCGCAGGTGGTGTTTTTATAAAATGGGTAGGGTAGAGTAAATATATACTGATTTGCCGGTGGTGGTGCAGACATAACTAGGATAACATTTTAATAAAAGTGGTCCTTTGCCTGAAAAATCTTGGACAACTACTTAATAAAAGTGGTCGTTACCCTATTGCGCAGCAAGAGACTGCTGAAGTTTCCGAATTTTATCTTTTAGCTTATCAACATGATAAGGGTCAGCAAATTTAGATTTTTGCACTAGACTTAGCGATCTTTGAGCGATTTTTAGCTCTTCAGCCGCGTTATTCTTCTGGTGTTTGTCTGATTCCACAGATTCCACGTCCTCGTTTCTTTTTAATACCTAGTTTTTGCCGTACTTTACGCACAGCATCCAAAGTGACCGTTCTTCCTGCCATTTGGCTTATTTTTTCTGCCAAATCCTTATCTTTCATGGTGGCAGCGTTGTCAATAATAAATTGACGTTCTTTCTCTGTCCATTTTATGTTCATTTTATATTCTTTATGTTCCTAAAAGTGGTCTTTCGTGTATATAATATTATATGAGGTATCCCAACAAAGAGGTTAATTAAAATCATGAATGATCCAAAATTTGTAGATAGTAAACTAAAGGTTACTGCTTCCGAGGAGTTGCAGGAGGAAATAGACAAGGAACTAGAAGAAGATTTAGAAGAAGACGCCGAGATTGCAATTTCTTCAGTACTCGATAACCCCGACAATAAATGTTGTGGTGGTGGGGAATGCAAGACAAGTGAAGATTAAGATTTTTTATAATGGTGATCACACCAAAACGAGGATAGAAAACGCCGACACTGGTGAGCTTATAGAAGGGGTCGTTGCAGTAGACATTTCAATTGATTCGATAGATGGAGGCTTTGCTGCCCTAACTTTCCAAGAATTTGAAGTAGAACTTGACGAGATTCAGGTAGTGGATGAAAATACCGGACAACCATAGTGAACAGGAAGTTCTTGATGTAATTGACGGTATTGCTAATCGCCTATGTTATAAGTTTAAATTCGGCTATCATTCTCCAGAGGATATGAAACAACAGGCACGCCTATTCGCATGGGAAGGCCTAGAGAAATATGATGGTAAAAGGCCCCTAGAAAACTTCTTATGGACACATGTTAGGAATCGCCTCTATAACTTTAAAAGAAATAACTATTCTAGATTAGAGAAGCCCTGTGATACATGCGAGTTCTATATTAATAAGAAATGCACAGCCTTTGTAGACCAAGAAGAATGTCACCTATATAAGGGATGGCTTGATAGGAACAATGCCAAGAAAAACCTAATGCATAGTGTATCAGTAGAATTTGATCAAAAAGAACATGAAACTGCCTCTTTGAGTACTTTATTTGCCAAGGAAGTAATGGAGATACTAGACGAACAGCTACACGTAAGGTTTCGCGAGGATTGGATAAGACTTCTTAACAATCTGAAGCTTGGTAAAAATCGCAAGGATAAGCTGCTTGAGGAAATAAATATTGTGCTAAAGGAGAATAACATTGACCAAGAAGCGTGGTAAGCTCTCAAATGGGGAAATGGACTACATTCGTCAGAATTGCTTTGATTTAAGCATCGAGGAGATTGCGGAAAAACTCAATAGGACGGCGGCTCCAGTACAAAGATTTATTGATAAGGAAAATCTTAAAGCGCGGGATTTGACCGATCATGAGTATATGCTCATTCATCTTCGCGAAAGATACTATTATAAGGAGCTGGGCAAACAGTTTAGTGATCCAGAGCTTATTTTCTTTGAGCATCAGTGGATCGATTATTTTAAGCAGTTTTCAGAGGACGTGACTCATACCGAGGAAATGCAGATCTTAGAGGTCATCAGGACGGAAATTCTCATTAACCGAGGAATGGAGGATCGTCAGGAAGTTGTTTCCAATATTGAAAGATTGAATAGACTCATTGACGATGAGATGGATAAACCTGTTGGAATTCAGGACCCTAATGCAATCGCCAGTTTCCAGACGCAATTGGGGGCATTAATGGCAAGCAAGTCAGCCTATATCAATGAACATGAAAAACTCTTGACAAAGAAGGAGCGGCTCCTAAAAGATTTGAAGGGGACCCGTGAGCAAAGGAAGAGAAGATCAGAAGATGCAAAGACAAACTTCTCATCTTGGTTAAGACAACTTGACAATGAGGAGGTTAGGAAGCGTGAAGAACACAACATGGAAGTCAATAGGATTGCCGCCGACAAAGCCTTGAAGAAGTTAGCGGAATATCACACTTTTGAGGATGGTTTAGTAGACCAACCCTTTATTAATGCGGACACTATAGATATGGAGGAAAATGATTAAATGCCTATTATAAAATATGACGGAAGAGAAGATACTACCCAAGATAGAGATGCTCGCTTAAAAAACTTGGAGGATTCTCGCAATAAGAAAAATATTAAGAGAGCGATAATAACCGGAGTGACTGGTCAGGACGGATCTTACCTTGCAGATCTCTTGGTGGATAAGGGATATGAGGTCATAGGCCTTAGGCGACGTAGTAGCACAAACAATATTGATAGGGTTTCGCATCTATTAGAGAAGCCGAATTTTAAATTACAGGAGTTTGAGATAGTAGACTCTGGCTCTGTCTACGCTGTAGTAGAAAAATATAAACCTGATGAGATTTATAATCTTGCTGCACAATCACACGTCAAAACTTCTTTTGATCAGCCCTGTTATACGACTCAGGTAAACACAATAGGTGTAATCAATTTCCTAGAGGCTATTAGGCGTTTTTCACCCGATAGCAAATTTTATCAGGCCTCGACGAGCGAGATGTTTGGAAAGAACGTAGACGTCATGCTGCCTGAATTCCCCAAGGTTGCTCCAGTTGATGCAAAACGAACTATCGTTGGAGAAAAGTTTCAAAATGAAGACACGGCTTTTGAGCCTCAAAGCCCATACGCTGCTGCTAAACTGGCATCACATCACCTAGTCCGTATGTATAGGGACGGCTATGGTCTCCATGCTTCATGTGGAATTCTCTTTAATCATGAGAGTGAAAGAAGAGGAGAAAACTTTGTCACAAGAAAAATTACTCAATGGGTAGCAGGTTTTAAAAATTGGGCGGAGCGCCAAGGCCTAGATACTAACCCAGAGAACTTTAAATTTGATGACGACAATATCTATGGGAACGGAGAATCTTATCCCAAACTACGGCTTGGGAATATAGAAGCGTTTCGCGACTGGGGACATGCCGAAGATTATGTAAATGCGATGTGGCTCATGTTGCAGCAGAGAGACCCCGATGACTATGTAATTGCAACGGGCAAAACATATAGCGTTCGTGACTTTCTTGTCTATGCTTTTCAATATATTAACATTGAGGAAGAAGACTACGAGAAATTCTTCTTAATTGATTCTAGATTTTATAGACCATCAGAGGTTGAATATCTAAGAGGTATACCAAACAAGGCGGAAAAACGACTGGGATGGAAGAGAGAAGTATCATTTGAACAACTAGTACATAGAATGTTAGAGAGCGATATAAATGCCGAGAAAGCGAAAACGGAATTGGAAACGCATACGTCCTAGTGCTAGAAATTATGACGACCCTGCTTACGCTAACTTTCGCAAGTCGGTTAGAAAAAGAGACGACAACAAATGTATGTATCCGGGATGTGGGTCTAAAAAAAGACTCCATGTTCACCATATTAAAAAATGGGCAAGTCATCCTTCTATGAGATATGATGTTAGCAATGGTATTACCCTATGTAAAAAATGCCACGACACTACACAGGGTAACGAAGAGGTGTACGAAGCCTTCTTTTATAAATTACTAGAACACCAAGCTATCCAAAGATTAAAGAAACGAAAAGAAGATGACGGAAAACAATAGATTTCATATCACTAAAGATACCCGAGAGAAAAAGGGGCATGGATGGTGGTATGATGAAAATGCATATTGTTCTGGAACAACTGTTGCTAAAGTAGACATAGGTGACTATGCAATAGAGGGACTGGAACATATCTTGTGTATAGAAAGAAAGGAGAGCGTATCTGAGTTCGCAGGCAACTGTAGTGAAAAGAGATTTCATGCAGAGCTGAAAAAGATGGCGTCCTTCCCATTTGCCTTCCTCATATTTGAATTTAGCTGGGCTGATATAGAGAGATATCCTGCAGGGTCTTCTGTACCTAAGCACAAATGGAATCAGATAAAGATAAAGGGCAAATACATGAACAGGGTTATTTCCACAGCAAGATTGGAATATGGTATACACGTTATCGCTTGTGGGGATAAGGTCAGAGCACAAGATGTAGCATTTTATATAATGAGAAAAGTGTATGAGCTTTACAATTGATGTCAACGCATACGAGAACGCTTGGCTTGGTATAACGGAAGAAGATATCAAGGATGCTAAGTCTCCGCTCTCAGGCCTTACAGACGACGAGAAAAACGACTTTCATCTACACGTAATACAAAAGATGCGAGATCCAGACTACTTCCACTGGACAGTCAAGACACTAATGGGAATAGACCTTCTTCCCGTTCAGACTTGTGTACTGAGAGAGCTTTGGAATAGGCCCTTTCCAATGTATATAGCTTCTCGTGGTTTTGGTAAGTCTTTTATCTTAGCTGTATATTCTATTCTGAAGTGTATCCTTGTCCCCGGAACCAAGATAGTTATAGTGGGTGCTGCCTTCCGTCAATCGAAAGTTATTTTTGAATACATGGATACAATATGGAGAAGCGCTCCAATTCTACAGAGCATCTGCTCTGATGCAAGTGGTCCACGCAGAGATGTTGACCGCTGCACTATGAAGGTTAATGATAGCTGGGCAATGGCTGTTCCTCTTGGTGACGGAAATAAAATTAGAGGCTTGAGAGCACACACCATTATCGCGGACGAATTCAACTCTATCCCCACTCATATCTATGAAACTGTTGTGGCTGGCTTCGCTGCTGTGTCCAGCGACCCGACACAAAACGTAAAAGAGGCGGCAAGACGAAAAAAGATGCAGGACGAAGGAGTGTGGAGCGACAAGTCGGAAGAAACATACAAGGACAGAAAGGCAAACCAGTCGATTATAGCCGGAACCGCAGGTTACGACTTTGAACCATACGCAGAGTACTGGAAGAAATATAAGTCCACTATCCTGAACCGTGGAGATTTTAAAAAAGTTGCTGTTGAGAATGAGGAAGATGAGGAAGATATACCAGACTACATGAAAAAGCTTGACTGGACTTCTTTCTCTATAATTAGAATGCCCTACGAGCTCATACCCGAAGGGTTTATGGACGATCAGCAGGTTGCTAGATCAAGGGCTACTATGCATAATGGAATCTACCAAATGGAATATGGTGCGTGCTTCACCTCGGATAGTCAGGGATTTTTTAGGAGAAGTCTAATACATGCGTGCGTTGCTAACGATAACAATATAGAAAAGCCCACTTGGCCAAAGTGGTGCGATCAGCCATTTGACTCTATGACCAGAGGCCAGCCGGATAAAAAATATATAATAGGAGTTGATCCAGCTTCTGAACAAGATAATTTTGCAGTAGTGGTGGTGGAGCTGCACCCGGAACACCAAAGAGTTGTCTACACATGGACTACAAATAAAAAAGACTTTGCAGGAAGAAAAAAGGTTGGACTTACAGACTCTCATGACTACTATTCTTTCTGTGCTCGCAAAATACGTAATCTTATGCATCTATTTCCCTGTGTCAGGCTTGGTATCGACTCTCAAGGGGGCGGATTTACAATAGCCGAGAGCCTTAGAGATCTAGACAAACTTAAGCCCGGAGAAAGACCTATCTATCCCATTATAGAAGAAAATAAAAAGAAAGACACTGACGACTTGGCTGGGGACCATTGTTTAGAGCTTATAAACTTTGCCAGCTCAACGTGGACTTCTAATGCTAATCATGGACTTAGAAAAGACTTAGAAGATAAGGTTTTGTTATTTCCTCGTTTTGACACTTTGACCCTAAGTCTCACTTCCGAAAAAGATAAGATATTATTTAAGGAAATGAAAGAAAAAGTTGGTAACTCAGAGGCGTTAAAGCTCTATGATACATTAGAGGACGCCGCAATGGAGGTAGAGGAACTAAAAGACGAGCTTTCTACCATAGTTATGAGCGTGACCACGGCAGGAAGAGAAAGATGGAATACTCCAGAAGTAAAATTAGGATCTGGAAAAAAGGGAAGAATGAGAAAAGACCGCTATAGTGCTCTGGTTATTGCCAATATGATAGCACGAACGATCCAAAGAGAGCTCCCAGCACCCACATACCAACATGTAGGCTTAGTTGTTGGTCAGCAACCAGAAGGAGCGGGAGGAAGTATGTATAAGGGTCCAGAATGGGCTCAAAATATTTCCACAGACAGTTTTTTTGTAGTGAAGAAGAATGATTAGTATTGGTGTAAGTTATAATAGGTATTGTTTTCAATTTAATACTCATTGAGGCTTTTGATGGTAGATAAAAAATATCCCCGCAGCAAACAGAAAGACTTAGAGCATTCTCTTCGGAACGGAGAAGCCTACGCGTCTTGGGAAGACGAAAAGGGAAAAAGTGCTGCCCTGCAAAACTATACTAGCTCTATAACAGAGTTCGCTGCTGCAAGCAGAACCTCATATGATAATCTAACAACATATCAAAGTGGTCGTCCCGGACTTCAGAAAAGTGATTACGACTATTTTCGTTCTAATGAAAGAGTCCCCACAAAGTCAAAAGAGATTATCTCCTTTGCTCGAAAATCTTATAGGCAGATAGGCCTTATAAGAAATTCAATTGACCTAATGGGAGACTTTGCCTGCCAAGGAATCAGATTAGTTCACCCTAACCCAAGAATAGAAAGATTCTATAATGACTGGTTTTCTAGAGTAAAAGGTTCTTTTGTTTCAGAAAGATTCTGCAACCTCCTTTTTAGAGAAGCTAATGTCGTTATAAGAATGAAGACAGCTAAGCTCAATAAGAGCAAACGTCTTGAAATGCAAAAGGCTGTAGCAGAGATAGACATGAAGGCTGACCTTAAAGAAAATCTATTCAAAAAGGGTGAGCTTCCTTGGCAGTATAATTTTCTTGATCCTCTACTGCTAGATGTGGTCGGCGGCCCTCTAGCATCTATGTCGGGTAATTATCTTTATAGAATGGATATTCCAAAAGACCTGAAGAGAGACCTTAATAAAATAAAGAACTCCGGAGATGCAAGAGAAAGAGAGATGCTAAAAGGTATCCCTAAAGAATTCCTAGATACTACGAATTCTGGCAAAGGAATCGTGTTGCCCGAAGACAAGACCTTTACATATTTCTACAAAAAAGACGACTGGCAAGTATGGGCAGACCCCATGACCTATGCCTGTTTTGACGACCTTATTCTATATGAAAAATTGAAACTTGCTGATAAGGCAGCTTTAGATGGTGCTGTAAATAAAATTAGAGTATGGAAACTTGGTAGCCTAGACCATAAGCTTGCTCCCACTCCAACAGCTGCAAATGCACTCGGAAGTATATTGGGGGCCAATACTGGCGGCGGAACAATGGATATTGTTTGGGGCCCAGATATCGAGCTTCTAGAAACCGGAACTGATGTCCAGAGATTTTTAGGAGAAGAAAAATATAGACCTACTCTTATGTCTATATACTCCTGTCTTGGCATACCCCCTACGCTAACGGGAACTTTTGGAGCTAGCGGAACTACAAATAATTTCATTTCTCTGAAAACACTAACAGAGAGACTAAACTACGTTAGATCTATTCTTACTGAATTTTGGAATTATCAAATCAGAGCCATTCAGAAATCTATGGGCTTTAGGCAGTCAGCTCAGGTAGAGTTTGATCTTACCCAGCTAGACGACCCCGCTTCCATGATGCAGCTAATGATTAATTTGGCTGATAGAAATATTATTAGTGACGAATTCATTCAGAGACAGATTAAGGCCAAGCCCGGAATCGAAGAGAAAAGAATCTCAAACGAAACCAAGAAGAGAGGAAGAGGAAAGATGCAAGAAAAGGTTAGTCCATATCATGCTGTTGACAAGGACTTCTCCCTTGAGAAGATTGCCTTACAAACCGGAATAGCTTCCCCTTCTCAGGTAGGGCTAGAGTTAGACCCGAAAAATCCTGATGAGAAGAACGCTTTAGAGATGAGGTCTAAACCCCAGAGCGAACCAAAAATAGAGGATAATCAATCTCCCGGAGAGCCCGGACGTCCTAAGAACTCTACTGACGATACCCCAAGAGAAAGAAGAAAGTTTAAACCAGCCATAAAGGCTAAAACAGAGTTGTGGGCTAAAAAAGCGCAGGCTAAAATATCAAAGATAACAAACCCGGTTCTTTTAGACAGATTTGAGAAGAAGAACATGAGAAGCCTAAGCTCTCAGCAGACGCAAGAAGCAGAGAAAGTAAAGTTTGAGATATTGTGTTCTTTGTCCCCTAATTCAGATGTAAACGAAGAGACTATTGCTAATGCAATTAAATTTGGAATGAAAGACAGAAGTATTCATAATGAATGTGAACAATGGATATCTCAAGCATCTGAAGATTCAGAAGAACGCCTAGCTATCGACGAGATTAGAAGCATTCGGGCTTCTTACTATACTTACTTCGTAGAAAAAAATGGCCCATTGGTGTAAATAACAAAGAGGTAAACTAATGAGTAAAATAATTATATATCAAGCCGAAAAAGATGCGGGACTAGAAGAGCAGATAAGGAGCAGTGCTTCAATAGCATATGCTTCGCCACTTCACCCAACAGATCAGATTGAACCATCAGTACTTGATTCTTTAAAGGCAAACGCTTCGGAATTTTTGTCCATCGCAGGTACGGACGATGACGACGTTTATCATACATATTCTATACTTGTAACTTCTTCTTGGAATAAAAATGACGATGTCTTTGGATCAGAAGAAGTTTGGTCTGCTCGCAAGACACCCCAATATAAGCCTGCAAATTTAGAACACGACGAAAAAAAAATAATTGGAAGCATTATTTCAAGCTGGCCGGTCGATGACGACTTTAATCTTGTTGATGAGAATTCAACAGCCGAAGATTTGCCAGAAAAAATACACATTTTAGTTTCTTCTGTTATCTACAGACAATGGCAAGATCAAGAATATCAAGCTCGCGCAGAAGATTTAATAAGAAAAATCGAACATGGAGAAATGTTCGTCTCAATGGAATGCATATTTAGAGGTTTTGACTATGCTGTCCAGTCCCCAGATGGTGAGAATCATATCGTGGCAAGAAATGAAGAAACATCTTTCTTGACTCGACATCTCAGGTCTTATGGGGGAACTGGTCAATATCAAGATCACAAAGTAGGTAGAATGTTGAGGAATATTACGTTTTCAGGGAAAGGTTTTGTTGAGAAGCCAGCAAATCCAGAAAGTATCATTTTTGACAATGATGAAGTTTTTGATTTTGTAGGCGCTTCAGTAGCAAAAAACCTGTTTTCTAAAAATAATGGTGTATCAGTTAGAGTAGAACAAAATATTCTTTCTAACGCAGGTTCCGAAGAGGAGATTCTTATGACAAGCGATTTCTTGAACGAACAAGTCAAGGAACTTAAGGAAGCTCTTTCTGTATCAAAAGCAGAAATTAAAGAGCTAACCGATAAAGTTTCCAAGGCTAACGTCGAAAAACTTGAAGTTGAGGCCGCTGAGTTAAATCAGATGGTTGAAACTTTGGGTGAAACCGTGGCACAAGCTGAAGAAGCAGCTAAAGAAGACGCAGAAAAAATTGGGGCTCTAGAAGCTACAATTACTGAGTTGACTGAAGCTAAAGACGCAGCAGAAGCCGCAATCGCAGAAATGGAAGAGAAGGAAAAGCGAAACGCGAGAGCCGCCGCCTTAATCGAAGCAGGTATTGCTGAAGATCAGGTTGAAGCTAAGCTTGAAACTTTTGCATCTCTTACCGATGAGCAGTTTAGCGAAGTTGTAGCTACTATTGCTAGCGTCAAACCAGAAGTTGTTGAAGCTGATGAAGCTGAAGCAGAAGAAGGTAGTGACGAAGCCGAAGACGCAGATGAAGCAGCAGAAGCTGAAGAGTCTGAAGAAGCTGAGGCAGAAGCTGAAGAGTTGGCCGAAGAAGTTCTAGAAACTGCTTCCGTAGAAGAAGAGGCTGATCTTTCAGTTGCTTCCGATGAAGAAGTAGATGAATCAGAACATACCCGTGCCAGTCTTCGCAATTGGGTTGATTCTTATGTTTTTAATCACACTAATGAGTAAAGGAGATTTCTAGATGGCACTTAAACCTGATAGAGTCGAGCATCTCACAGACCTTAGTTTCTTCATGAACGAAATCGGCACTCGGGGGCAAATTGTAACCCACAGTACCGAAGGTTCTGGAGCAAGTATGGACGATTCCTCAGCCTTGGTTATTGTAGCCACTGGTACGGGAGATCTGGCTGCTGGATTGCTCTTAAATGACGTTGTAAGTTTAGACTTAACACGTCAACATATTAACTTTGCTAAAGACGAAGTACAAAAGGGAAGTAAAGTTCTTTTGTTACGTCGAGGCACAGTTGTAACTGATAATGTAGCTGGTACGCCAGCAGCTGGAGCAAAAGCCTACTTTGATAGTTCGGGCGCAATTACTTCATCTGCTGGAAGCCAACAGATTGGACGCTTTCTTTCTAAAAAAGACGCGGACGATTATGCTAAAGTAGAAATTAACATCGTTTAAAGGAGAAGAAAGTAATGACTAGAAAGTTATTCGATCCCACTCCTGAAATGGATCAGGTCTTACGCCAAGCCGGTTCATTGGTCAAAGAAGAATCTTTAGGAGCAACGGCAGAACTTGCCAAAGCTCTTGAGCTTCCTCTTCGAAAAGGAGTTATGAGTGGCGATATTCTCGATGGTATCTACGAAGCTGTACGTCTAGGGCCCGGTGCAAGTGCTGAATTTCCTTTGGATCTTCTTGCTCCCGGCACAGAAAGCGATTTCGTAGCCTATACTATCCCCAACCATGGTAGAATTCCTGAACGACACGTTGAGGGTGACTATGTAATGGTTCCAACTTATGACGTTGGTGCATCTATCGACTTTTTGTTGAAATATGCCCGTGACGCCCGTTGGGATGTTGTTGGACGTGCAATGGACGTTCTTCAAGGTCAATTTGTTAAGAAGATGAACGACGACGGCTGGCACACAATTATCAGTGCTGGTGTTGATCGTAACATCTTGGTATACGATGCCGACGCAACGGCAGGATACTTCAGTAAGAGACTTGTCTCTCTCATGAAAACTATCATGAGACGTAATGGTGGCGGTAATAGCTCGTCTATTAATCGTGGTCAAATGACAGACCTCTTCCTCAGTCCAGAAGGTCTTGAAGACATTCGAAATTGGGGCGTAGATGAAGTTGATGATATCACACGTCGTGACCTGATTACTAAAGAAGGTGGTCTTTTGACTAGAATCTTCCAAGTAAATCTTCATGACATTGATGAGCTTGGCGAAGGTCAAGAGTATCAAAACTACTACACTAGTGATCTTGCCGGAACCCTTCCGGGCTCTAAGAAAGAGATCGTAGTAGGTCTTGACTTATCAAGCAACGATAGTTTTGTTATGCCTGTACGACAAGAAGTGCAGATCTTCGAAGATGATACCCTTCATCGTCAGAGACGCGCTGGCATGTACGGTTGGGCAGAGCACGGCTTCGCTGTTCTCGACAACAGACGAGCTCTTCTTGGTGCATTCTAAGAGAATCTCGACTTGAGTTTATAACAAGTCGCCTTTAGTGACCTTGGCGTTGCTGGGGGCGGCTTTTTTTGTTAAATAATGGGAGTCTCTATTGTGGCAATCAGCATAAAAGACAGGATAAAACAGGGAACTAACACCACAGGTGCCGGAACGGTATCCCTAGATGTTTCCTATTCAGCCAGCGGATTTCAAGACTTTTCTGTTCTTGGCAATGGCACTCAAACCTATTATGCTATAGAAGAATCTCCTTCAAAATGGGAAGTAGGAATAGGAACATATAACGCTGGAACCTTATCGAGAGATACAATTTTATCTAGCAGCAATGCTGATAGCGCTGTTAGTTTAGGTGGTAGCGGTCTTGTTTTTGTAACCTACCCAGCAGAGAAAGCTGTTTTTGCTGATTCTGAAAACAATGTAAACATTACTGGCCTTGTAGTGGGAGCTACGGGTGTTAAGTTCAATGACGGCACTATTCAGACCACGGCATCAACCTCCTCCTCCTCCAGCTACGACCTCTGGACGATATCTGATGGTGGTGTTAATTCTAATATCTCTAATTCTGGCGCTGTTCGTATAACAGGAGCTGGGAATACAACAGTTTCCATGATTAGCGGCTCTCCTTCCGTTGTTACCGTTAGCGGAACTGATCAAGACTTATCTTCGTATGCCACAGTAACTTACGTAGGCAACGCTTCTGGGGCTCTTCAGACCCAAATAACAAGCAATGACGGAGAGATATCCATTGTTTCTGGCCTGACAGTCACCAATACAACAAATATCGCCAGTACAGGAGCCACAAATGCTGCGGATATTGTTATAGTTTCGGGACTGACAGTAACGAACGCATCGAACATATCCTCCAACGACACAGACATTTCCAACCTGTCTGGACTTGTCTCCACGAACACGTCCAATATATCCTCCAACGACACAGATATTTCTAATCTGTCTGGATTAGTTTCTTCCAACTCCTCAGACATCTCCACCGTTTCAGGACTAACTGTTACGAATGCGACTAATATTGCAGCTACCGGAGCAACCAATGCCGTAGACATAGCGATAGTCTCAGGTATTGCCACAGGAAAAGACAATTACCAATACTGGACAATAACAGATGGAGGTACCTCGGAAGACATTACAACAACCTCCCAAGTCAAAGTTACTGGAAGCGGAGCAACAACCGTAGCATATAGCGCTGGAAGTAACACCCTAACAATAAACACTCCGTCTGCAGCTGCGGGATATGCCGGTTGGACTGCTACAGATGGGTCCAATACGTCTGACATTGGCACCGGCGATGATGTAAAAGTTACCGGAGCAGGTAACACGACTGTCGGTTTTATAAGCGGTAGTCCTAATATATTCACAGTAAGCGGAACAGACCAAGACTTATCTTCATATGCTACGACAGGATATGTAACTGGAGTATCTGGACACTTACAAACACAGATAACAAACAATATTTATACTTGGCAAGCAACAGGCGTGTATGGTGCTTCATCTGGATCAGAAGGGTTGCCAACAGGAATAACAGTTTCTCAAGGATCTTCTCTGGCAATTTCTGGAACTTCAGGAATTTCTGTGAATCTCGGCACTGGAACTCCAGATAAATTCGTGGTCACCCATGATGATACTTCTGCTCTGGGTCCCGGAGGATTTTCCTTAAGTCCCAACAATTTCCTAACAAAAGTGCAAGTAGATGAATATGGGCATGTTACTGGGCTAGGCTGGGGAGCAACTACAGGGATCGGAGGGGCAGGAGGAGGGTCTTATAATTATTGGACAGCCTCAGACGGCTCTACCACAACTAATATAAACAGCACCAACACTGTGACGCTAGAAGGAGGAGGTAACACAGACGTTACTCTGGACGGTAACACCTATACAATTAGCGGAGAAGACACAGACACCGTTTATGCTTGGAACTTATGTGGGACTGATGTTCCCAGCGGTACAAATGTAACTATTAGTGGTGGAACTGGCATACAAGTTAGCTGTGGTCTGGCTACCTCTATTGAGGTAACGGGAGTAATGTTATCAGGAGACGAATACTCGCATTGGATATTACAGACGGATGGGTCATGTGGCGATGGCCCCGTAAACGTACAAAAAGAGGATGCCGTAACAATTCAAGGAGACGGAAGCACTACTGTTTGTAAGGAAGGCAGAGTAATCACAGTATCATCCCCAGCGATCTATGAAGGGTGGTATGCTAAAGGATACGATACTGGAAATAACCCCATAGAGAACCATGTGGTTGAGAGCCTTAAAGGAGTATGGATTACAGGGGTAGGTTCCGTTGATGTTATAATGCGCACCGGAATTGATAATGTATATTATACTGTTAGCGGAATAGAGGGCACTGCATACTCAAAATGGATAGCGACCGACGGACTAACAACCAATGACGTAATTGACAATGAAACAGTAACATGGACAGGAGTTGGAAACGCGTCCGTGTTGATGGATGGAACAACGTTCTCCATTAGTGGCACTGACACTATATATCTTGGAGGTTCTGGTATAGAAATAAGTGGAACTGAAAGCCCTTATACTATAAATGGAAAAACAGCCGAAACGGGCGTCTTCGGCATGACCTACTTAGATCATGATATATCTGGAGCTGACCCAACTACAGCGGCTACTCCATCAGGGGTTAGGGATTATGTAAGGGGTTATGTAGCAGAGACTGGCTATGGTCACTGGACTATCACTGATGGCTCTAACTCAGAAGATATCAGCGGCACAGACACTGTTAAGTTTACTGGGGCTGGAGCAACAACTGTAGCATACAATACAAGTGACAATACAGTGACGGTTACTAGCACTGACGCCAATACAACATATACCGCTGGAGATGGACTAGAGCTCGATGGGACTGAGTTTAATGTCACCGGCATGGCCCTTGCCGACAGCTCTATCACCGTCAACACAGAGAATGGACTTCAAGGAGGTGGAACCATAACTCTAGGAGGCACAGGGACAATAACCGGAATAGACGCAACTACTTCTGTCAAGGGAGTTGTTCAGCTCCAAGACTCTGCTGAAGATGGCGTTGTAGATAAGGCGATTACTCCTAACGCAGTATATGATATTTCTGGGGCTCTTACATCAGCTGGCTATCAATATTGGAATGTTTCAGATGGTTCTACCTCAGAAAATATTAGTGGCAGTGATCAAGTTAGCTTCGTCGGTGGTGGGGCAACAACAACATCATACAATACAGCTAACAATACATTAACAATAACGAGCACAGATAATAATACCCAATATGCTCCCGGAACAGGATTGAATCTAGATCCTTCCACGACTTTCAACATATCAGGCTCAACTATTACTGGCAGCGGCATTGTTCAGCTTACCAATACTATTTCTCCTTACGGGTCCGGATTTGCAGTAACCCCTTATGCCATATCAGGATTGTCTGGAACTTTACAAACTAATATAGATGGTAAAGACAATTATGACTATTGGACAATTACCGATGGCACTAACTCAGAAAGCATTAGCACTACAGATCAAGTTAAATTTACTGGGGCTGGAGCAACAACTGTAGCATACAATACAAGTGACAATACAGTGACGGTTACTAGCACTGACGCCAATACAACGTATAGTGATGGAACCGGACTGCTTCTCGTTGGGACTGAGTTTAATGTAAGCGGTATTGACAGCAGTATGATTGTTGACGGAACTGTAACTAACACTGACCTTGAAAACAGTTCTCTTACCGTAACAGCAGGAGACGCCCTAACAGGTGGTGGTTCCGTGTCTCTAGGAGGCAGCGTAAGCTTGGCTGTAGGAGTAGACGACTCTACTATCGAGATAGAGACAGACGCACTGAGAGTTAAAGATGGTGGAATAAGCAACGCAAAGCTTGCTAACGATTCTTTAACCGTAACAGCAGGAGACGCCCTAACAGGCGGTGGTTCCGTGTCTCTAGGAGGCAGCGTAAGCTTGGCTGTAGGAGTAGACGACTCTACTATCGAGATAGAGACAGACGCACTGAGAGTTAAAGATGGTGGAATAAGCAACGCAAAGCTTGCTAACGATTCTTTAACCGTAACAGCAGGAGACGCCCTAACAGGCGGTGGTTCAGTAGCCTTAGGAGGTAGTGTAAGTCTAGCCGTTGGGGTTGATGACTCTTCCATAGAGACAAATTCTGATGCTATACGAGTAAAAGCTGGTGGTGTAACGGCAGCAATGCTGAATACAGACGTAACCTTGGATGAGATTACAGATCATGGCGCTACAACTACTAATAATATTACCGTAGGAACGACTACTACTTCTGGGGTCTTAACTCCTATTTCTTCTGGCTCGTTTAGTGCAACCCCAACATTTGATTTAAGCACAGCAAGCACATTTACCACTGTAATGACATCCAATATAACAAGCATGTCTCTATCAAATGTAACCGCAGGACAAAAGTTTATGATAAGACTTGTTCAAGATGGAACAGGAAGTAGAACTACTGCTTGGTTTAGCACAGTTAAGTGGGCAGAGGGAGGAACGGCCCCAACCCTAACCACAACAGGTGGAAAAACAGACACTTTTGGGTTTATATGTACTACCGCAGGTCATTATGAAGGATTTGTTATAGGACAGAATATTTAATGGCTACTACTACTGTAAGTATAGGTTCTAATCAAAGTATATCTACGGTAACTCCCAGTAGCTGTAGTGGTAGCGGCCCGTGGACAGTAAACTTTTCGTCTACCCCAAGTGGTAATGTGGCGGTTGGAGATATTTACGTTGCACAAGACGAGTCCAGCTCTTTTGCTACTTTTACCTTTCTTCTGACAGCAATAAGTGGCAGCGATTACACTCTTAAGTATCTTTCTTGCGATGACGGGGGAATGATGAGTTGTGGATCTACATCTCCCTGTGATATATATGACAGCTTTTTCAGCACGGTTGCAGGAACTTTTAAGCGAGCTTTCAGTACAATTACTCTTTTTGAAGCTATGGTTGATGATGCTAGTCCTACATATTGGGGAAGCACCGATGATGTTGTTGGAGAGTGTCATGCAGATTCGGCATTTACAGATTCAAGAGTTCAGTTTACCAACAAACAAAGTCTGGCTTCTGTAAAGCTAACTGTTAATTCTGACGATAGGCATGACGGAACTGCTGGCAATGGAGTTGTTATAAGGCCTACTGCCTACGCAGGAAGCGATAATGGGATTATAGAGTCTAATATAGACAATTTTATTGTAGAGTGGTTCGAACTAGATTTCACTAACACAAACACCACTAAGGGTATTGTACTACGAGGAACCAATGACGATAATATTATAAGAAATAATATATTACATAGCAGAACTGGTAGTCCCACCGCTAATGGTATCTTTGCGATTCACGTCGTAGCAACAGGTGCATCTTCGGATACTCTAAGTATACTTAATAATATTATATATGATTGGAGAGAAACATCTGACGACACTGCTAGCGGTATAAATATAAACCAATGGGCTGGGACTGTAAACATATATAACAATACTGTTTACAATATTGAGAGTGAGAACAGCGGCAGCACCAAAGCGGCTACCTGCTTTAGGTTCAATGGAAATGCAAACCAAGTCGCTAATGTTAAAAACAACATTGCATCACTGCTTATCGCAAGCACCGCTGCTGAGCATAGGGCCTACTGGGATACAGGAACAGGAACGTCAAACGTAGACTACAACTTATCAGACGATACAACAAACGCAACCTATGAAGCCCAAGGAGCAAACTCTCTTAAAGATAAAACATTAGCTCAAATAGATTTTGTTAATACGGCCGCCGGTTCAGAAGATTTACACCTAGATACTGACTCAGTATGTAGAGAAGCAGGGGTAGACTTAGGAACCACAAATGGTGTTAATATAGATATAGATGGTGTTGATAGAGATGCTACCGACGTAACTTGGGACATTGGGGCAGATCAGGCAAGCGAAGCAGGAGCTGATACTACCGGCAAGGCATTTCTAATATTTTTAGATACTTAAGGAGAATTATATGTTCGGTTTCCATCCAATAGCAAGCTTTCCAATATCTGATATAGAAGATACCATTGTAGGAATTGCGCAGAGAGATGCTAAGATCAAGATATGGACAGTCCCATCTAGAAAGACAGAATGGACAATTCCCGTGTGTAAGCTGGAGGCCACCCTGCCTACAAGATCAGATACTTGGACAGTCCCTTCTTAGGTCAATAATTGGTGTATTCTACAGTAGAATGTTTATTATAGGAGATAAAAATGGGCGTTATAGCTAATGAAAGACTTTGTAAGCAACCCGCTGAACAGAGAAAGTTTTCAATAGAATTTAACAACTTGCTGGCCACATCAGAGATTATTAGCTCAATAAGCAGTGTTAGTTCAGAAAAAATAGATGGAACAGTCAGTGACTTGACCATAGCTACTAGCGGGATTGAGACATCTGCTTCTAGTAGTAAAAATAGCATGATAACCTTTTGGGTTTCTGGTGGAACTACCGGGAACACCTATAAGATAGAAGCGGTTGTAGCGACTTCAGATTCAGCCACCCTTGAAGGGGATGGTATACTTTTTGTAACGGATAGATAATATGAGCTGGCAAAATTCAAGTTTGATAATGCTTAGAACCATGCTAAACGACGCAGGTTGTGACGGCACGAATACATATTCTACGCAGAGATTAGAAGACCTACTTATAACAAGTGCCTATTTTTTACCGATAGACATTAATTTTAAAAGTAGTTATGTTATTGATGTCTCTGCCTATAGTATAACCCCTAATCCAGACAGTCAGGACGACGGAAAGGAGTTCGTATCCTTTATGGTCTTGAAGGCTGCGTGCCTTGCTGATGAAGGCGCGTTTCGCAATGCCGCCCTGCTTCAGGGAGTAACAGCTAGGCTTGGACCCGCATCTCTACAAACAGGCTCCTATGGGGCACAATTATCAATATTGCTCAACGAAGGCCCATGTAGGGCGTTTGAAGAGCTAAAGAAGGCATACAACTTTGGCTATAAGGGAGCACAGATAATACAGGCAGTTATGAGTCCTTTCGCATCGAACGATTTCTTTCCTTCTGCAGGAGAGGACGAGGAACGAAACCAAGACTAATTCACAATATAACCTTTTAATAAAATAGGAGAGTAAAATGGCCGATGATATAATATACCAACCTAAAGGCTCCGGAACTACACTGAAAAACGGTACTATAGTTGGCATAGGTCCACTAGGTGCCGGATCAGGAGTTCTAGGTAGTGACTACACTATTGATACGTATGTGTCTAATCTTCCCACGACCGGAACGATTTATGATAAATATAAAGATAAATTTAACGACTATAACTACTATAGCGCTTAGAGCAAAAGGAGACTTGATATGGCAGGCGTACCGGAATTTTCGACGGGCAGCAAGGCTGGGATTGGGACAAGTGCAGTTCAAATAACTTCCCGAGCCATAAATGCTAGGCGAGGGGTTCAAATAATGGCTACTGCTTCAAATAGCGTTACAGTGTATATTGGCCCAAAGGGTGTGACTGCGGGAACCTCCTCTGAGAACACAGATGGGTATCCCCTCGCGGCAGGAGAGGCTATTGTGGTTCCTATTATAGAGCCTAATAAAATATATGCCATAACGGCCAGCTCTACAGCTTCGATCAGCTTCATGCTAGTATAGGTTTTTAAAAATGGAACTAATAGTAAAAGTAGGTAATCCAGACGGTCCTCAGACCAGCTATAGAGATGGGGACATTATACAAACGTTTTCACCTGATAGGATACTTTTGTCTAATGCCGGTACTATATGTAATGTAAATAATTTTCCTCTAAATGAAGTTACTGGACTTAGGGATAATGACTCTTTATTGATGAAGTGTCTTGAGTTGATGAATACCTATAAGTTTGAGAGGGTTAACTCAAACGACATCAGAAGAACCAATATGATAACAGGAGAGGAAGACATATTAAATACAACCCCCAATGACGAAGGGGAGTATATTAATGCGTATCAGTTTATATCCAGAAGACTAAAAAGTGCCAGACACAAAATTTTTGGCTCGTCAGGGGCAGAGATTTGGTATGGAAAGACAAGGCCTTCTGTTGACCTAGATGCTTTGTGGAATGATATAGAGACCCATACAGATGAGCTCAAACAAAATAATACATCTTGGAATTTTAGCCCTATCGAAAAGAGATCGTTTTTAGTTATGAATTGTTGTGGTCATGGACATCCACACACCCATGAAGATGCTGTAAGTCATGCTGCATGTATTAACTGTACCTGCGGTTGCGATCTTCATGAGCTATCGGAAGACTTTGCGAATGAAAGAGCTGAGTCTGCCTATACCGACGGGGACCCTATCGTTGAGATGGAGATAGGGATTGACTCTGGGGACGTTCCACTTGAACAGATACTGGTAGCTAAAAGGAAGTTCACTGTTCCTTACTGGGATTACGATTCCCTTTTGTCCTTGGATGTTGATGATATTAGAAACCCCAATACAGAGGTGGACGCTAGAAAAGAACTAGACTCAAGACCAACAGGAGACCTTTTAACCGTCAATAAAATTGATGCAGGCATCATAGCTTTATAGGAGTTTGTTTAAAATGGTCGAGTATGTAGGCAGCACTGGTACAGCAAGCATAGGGTCCGGGAAGGACTATAGCACTATTGCTGCTTGGATAGTTAGTTTATCTGATGGAACTTATCCTTCCGGATACGATATAATAGGGGAGCTCTATGACTCCTCTTATGATGAAACTTTCAATATTGGAGATGCCCCATTTAGCACAGGAAGCCTTAATAGCGTCACTCTTAGGGCTAATTCGGCGTATAAGCATGATGGCACCACAGACTCCGGGGTCAAAATAAACTATAGTGGATCAGCATCTGATTCTGTAGCACCTTACACAGTAAGCTATGATTCTTCTACCTATGGTGAATACAAAGTAAAGATAGAGGATATTGAGTTTGCAGACTTCAATAGTTCTAGCGACGTCCATATGTTTGGACTTTTACTATCAGAAAAAACCACTGTTATCTCCAGATGTTTAGTTAACAACTTTACTTCTAGCGCCTCGGCTACCAAGATTTTTAGGGTATTTAGACAAGGGAAGCCAAGGGTGCAAAACTGCATGGTTTTCAATTGTGGTAAGACATATTTTGGAGGAGGAGTATCTGCCAATGTTCAAGGGTTTAATTTAGACAATTCCACAGATTCTAAGATATATAACTCAACCTTATATAATCTTTTTGACTTAAGCTCACACTCTGTATGGGGGGGCTTTTATGGAGAATATATAAATACCATAATAATAGATTCGGGAGAATGCTTTAGGGCTGTCAGCGGCTCAAGCAGTAGCCATAATCTCTCTGGGGACTATAGCGCTCCCGGAGGGAACCCAGTAGTGAACAAGAGAGCCCCAACTTTATTTATATCAACGACTCAGGGCTCAGAAGACTTACATTTAATTGCATTTGCAGCAGCACTCAGAAAAGGAACAGACTTAGGGACAACTCATAGTGTCCAGATGGACATAGACTCTTATGACAGAGACTCTTCCGCTAGTTCTTGGGATATAGGGGCTGACCAGTGCGACTCATGTAAGACAAGCTCAGCAGAAGCGAACAACAAACTATCTCTTGGTTTTTCCGCCCATCAAGCAGTTTCCTCTTTCAACTTATCAGACTTTTAAAGGAGAACAAGGTGTCAGTTCCGTCATTTTCCAATATTATAACAAGCGATATGAAAAAACTGTTTGGTAATGCTATTCGTTCTTTATTAGAAGATTCGGCGTTAACTGTTGCGTGCAGGCTATATTTTGGAATAACGAAATATGAGGCTTGTCCTAATTGCGTTTATGATCCTATTGGAAGAAAGTCTTCTAATCGTTTTATTACAGGAGGCCCTGTCCCATTTAGAAACGGAGGAATATGTCCCCTTTGTGCTGGAAATGGTAAAAAGCCCGTTATATCCACAGAAAACATAAACCTTGCAGTCATATATGACTATAAAGATTTCTTAGGTATAAAGACTCCAGTTAACGCCCCTGATGGAATAATACAGGTAATAGGAAGGAAGGAAGTAACCCCTAAGCTATTAAGGGCAAAAGAGCTTCAGCCCTCAACAGAGATAGCAAATTATGCGGATGCAAGATTTGAACGCATTAGCGAGCCTCAACCAGCAGGATTTGGTGACGACGAGTTTGTATTCTGTAACTGGAAAAGGATCAAATAATGGTAAACTTGAGTATTAGGTTAGAGTCAGGATTCCAATCTTACTTTCAGAAAGAAATAGACAAGGAGATCAACAAAAGGCTTCTTGCTTCTATCAATAATATTACAGAGTCTATTGAGATAGCCTTGCAGAATCTGGTTAGAATAAAACTAGAACAGGCACCTGAAGTAAATTCACTAGCAGGAGGGAAGCTAAGGTATCAGTTTGGGTTGGTAGATGGGGCTTCTAGGATAGCAAACATTATAGATATGTGGGCAGAGGCTATTGAGGTTAGATATGTGAAGGGGGCGGGGAAATTCGGAGGGATTTCTATAAGTATGGTAGATAACGACTATTCAAAAGCATTATCCATGCCAGAAGCAGATTTTGTAACAGAAAATGGATCTAATCTGGAGTGGCTCAGGTGGCTACTTTTAGAGGGAGACACCAGAATAGTTAATAACTATAAATTTCAACCGGGGAGAAGAGGAAGGGCAGGGGGAGGGATAATGATATCCAGACAAAGCTCTTCATGGGGTGTTCCTTCTGCTTTCGTAGGGACAGCTAGCAACAATTTTGCAACAAGAGCCCTTGAGGGACTACATGATGAAATAGACGTTATAGTCAGGCGAGAAATAACAAAGGTGATATAAATGAGCTTACCAAACGGAGAAGGCTATACAAGCTTTTCAAAAGTGTCACATGTCGGAGATACTCTTTTTACCTCAGAGTTAGAAAATAACTTAAAATGGTATATGGACTGGGGAATGCTTCAAATAGGAGGGTGGAGCGATGTAAGCATACCAACCTCCGGGGCTTTTGGGGGAGACTTTAGTAATTTAAGAGCAGTTCAAGACCCTTCTTATATAAATGGACAAATATGGGAGTCCGCGAGGAAAGACTGGGTTTGGGAGACAGGTAAACTATATTCGGATGCAGGCTCAGACTATTCAGGAATCGGCATATCTGGGGTATATGTTAATGGCGTACTATATGGCACTGGAGACAGCACCTATGGTCATCACTATGACTATCCCAATGGGAGGGTTGTTTTTGACAGCGCTATTAGTACTACAGCTACAGTTGAGCTTGAACACAGTTACCGTAATATCCAAGTCTATATTGCAGACCAAGCCCCTTGGTGGGACGAGCTTCAGTATGATTCTTTACGTGTAGATGATACTAGTTACGATGTAGCAGGTTCTGGAGCTTGGGGCATACTCGCAAATAATAGAGTTCAAATGCCCTCAATAGTAATAGAGGCAGTTCCTAGAAGAAGATTTACTCCATATCAAATGGGCGACACGTCACAATTTGTTAGACAAGATGTTTTGTTCCACATTGTTGCCGAATCAAGATGGTGGAGAAATCAACTGATAGACATTATTTCTTTACAGAAAGATAACAGAATCTGGCTATATAATAGCAATACGGTAGCATCCAGCGGCGCTTTCCCCTTAGACTTTAGGGGGATGTCCGTCGCAAACCCAAATAACTATAAGGATATTGTTGACACACCTCAATATCAATATCTGTTTGCAAGAATGACAGAGATGGCAGTTTCAGAAATGAATAGCTATAACTCTAGACTTCATGAAGGCACGGTAAGGGCGACTTTTGAAGTTGTTATAGATTAAAATGGTGTATACAATATCAGATACGTATCTAATAATGAATTAATTAATTTTTAGGAGAAGTTTAATGGCAACTAATAATAGAGTTTATTATGCTATTCAACAGGTTGCTATGGCACCCGACAGCACTGCGCCTGATCAGCAGGCAAGTATGAAGGTCGTGCATGGTGTTCAATCTGTTGGTATTACTACCACTTTTAACCTAGAACAGGTATTTGAACTTGGTCAGATTTCTATCTACGAAAATGTAGAAGGAACCCCTGACGTTGAAGTAACAATGTCAAAAGTTCTAGACGGGTATATCCCTCTTTATTGCATGGCAACAGCGATGTATTCAGCCTCACCGGCCTTAGCTAATAGAAATGCTGCTAATGTTAAATCTTTTGTTCAGCTTGGAATTTGGAACGAAGCGAACAATCAATCGGCTGGTCAAACCGACACATATGCTGACTCAGTAGTTGAAATGTCAGGTCTTGTTGTTTCATCTGTTGGATATAATTTCCCACTCGACGATAACTTCACCGAAGACGTTACTATGGTCGGTAACTACAAAGTGTGGAAATCTGGAGACGCAACCAATACAATTTCTACAGGTTGTGGAGTAAAGTATTACCCAAGCGGAACCGGTGTTGCTGGCGGGTTTGCCGGTAATGACGACGCCCCTATCGGAGACGGTGGAGTAAATCGTCGTGAGAATATTCAGTTTGCGACATCTACTGCCTTCTCTAATAGCGGAGACTATACCGTTATTCCTGAAGACATTCCGGGTGTATTGCTAAGTGGTGTCAAGGGAACGGATGCTCGCATCTCTTCAATTACTGCTTCTGTAGATCTTGGTCGTGAAGATATCTTTGAGCTTGGGTCTAAACTCCCCTATGCTAAGACGGTCACGTTCCCTGTTGAAGTAACCTGTGATTTTGAGGTTACAACAGTTAGTGGCGACTTGATTAATGCTCTTGATGACTGTACAGAAGAAGGAGCCTGTAATACGAAACAGAATCTCAATGAGAGACCTATTCGTATCGCTACTTGCGAAGGCCTGAGACTATGGCTTGGCAAGAAGAACAAGCTTTCATCCGTCACCTACGGTGGTGGAGATGCTGGTGGTGGCAACGCAACTGTTACTTATTCTTACTCAAACTTCAATGACTTTACTGTAATGCACAGTGGAGATATCGAGGACAACGGTGGAAATGTAAACGGTCAGACCAGATGGAACCAACGTGATCTTTACGTCGGTTCAGGTGTATGGTAACGGATACTTAAATACAGAGGGTCACGTCTTTACGTGGCCCTTTGTTTTTTTAGTGGTAGCCGGAGAGAGGTGTAGAAACTTGTATGGATTTGTTAGAATATTTAGCCAAAATCTCTATTGTAACTGCTAATATAGTAGTAGGGGGAATGGTTATTATATTTTTTACCACAAAGATTCTATTAAAATA